CTAACCTAAACTTAAACCAAAGGAGACAGCCATGAGAGTTGTGCTAAGGTTTTTTACTCCCACTGAAGTCACAGCGATAAGCTTTGACGGAAGTGAGTATCATGTCTTAGCTACTGAAGTCGTATTTGAAACCAAGATTGGGAAGTTACCCGATCCTGGATTCTTTATGAATTCAGTGCATACTAGTGAAGACATCCACTAGTCTGTAACCCTCTAGGTAGTAGCAGAACTAACGATCTGGGCTTAATCTGCCCGTGTGTCCGTTAACAAAAGGAATCTTTGTATGACGAACGAAGTGATGCGCCGTCGTTCCAAAGGGCAATTATTGCCCGCCGGTAATATGGTAGAGCTCGCAAAGAATAATGGAGCTAGCCCATGTGGCAGTAATTCATGGGCTGTGACTCCAAATCTTTACGGGACCTGCCTTATCGGTGTCCAAAAGACTATGGATGACGTAGTCACTCCACACTTTCGTCAGCGTCAGGCTAAAGGAGAAATGATCTTTAACCCGATGCGGATGTCAGTGTATACCAGTTCGATCGATGACCCTGGTTCTGGGCCTTCTCACCGTGCTTTTCCTACGCCTACATGCATAATCGACGGTCAATCTTTCTTCGGAGAGATTGACTATGCGAGCGGCATGTTAGCGCATGTTTTGGGCGGTGATGGGACTCTACCAATCCCGATAGGTTCAGGTATCATTAGTAATAATGATATCGAAAACCTTATTACGGAGGTTTCTACTGCGGTCATAGCGGCTCGGGGACAGTCTTCCAGTGGTTTATGGGAGTCTGTAGCTGAGTTTCGCCAGACCAAAGCGCTTTTCTCGGGGCCTATAAAGTACCTTTTCAATTTCTTCCGTAAAAACGGTAAGAATATGCGAAGGATGACTCCGGCAGAAGCGTGGTTGACATATCGTTATGGCATAATGCCATTTGTTCACGATGTGACTACCATTGTTAACGGTCTGAAGCTTCCAATCGGCGTCCGTAGAGATACATCCCGTGATCAACGTAGTATACGTGATCTCGGGTCCTCTATGGTCGACGCTTTCTTCACAAATAAATACTACTTTCAATTATCCTGTGTAACACAGGATGAGATTGTAGTACGTGGAATGAGCGTTGACGAACACGTTGCGAATCTCCGAGATAATCTCGGTTTCTCAACGAAGGGGCTTTTAACTGTCCCTTGGGACTTAATACCGTTCTCGTTCGTGCTTGATTGGTTCGTAAACCTTGGGGATTTCCTCAAGGCTTATGCGCCTTCACCTGGATACAAAACGATAGGAGCCTGTATAACTACAGAGAGGACCATTAGAACCACTTACACGTCGGTTAATACCACGTGGAATGCTGGTCCTGGTGCAATCATCGTTAAGCCGCTAACTGGCACATGTAGTGCCACGTCGTTGCTTAAGCTCCGGCAGCCGATTGGCGCTCCTGGTGTTGTGATTCGTAGTGATTTTCGCTACGCGTCTCTCATCAGGGTCGCGGACACCATGGCTTTATTGAGTGTCCTGGCTGCTTCATACTTCGGCGGGGGTCCTTTACCCCGCGGGAGTGGTAGATAGTGTCAGTCCTCTAGTCTAGTTTGGGAGAAAGGAAATCCCCCTCAATAGTCGAAAGGCTTCTATCTACTGTTGTTCAGGCATTTCGCCTGACACTCCTGGGTTTTCCAGGTTGCTTACTACTAGGGAGTTATCCCGATGACTATTACCTTCAACACGAAGGCCTACAACGCTGATTCCTTTCAAAAGGATCAGGTCGGCTTTATAGGAGTCCTTAAAACGGTCTCCATTAAAGACGATTTGAAACTTTCCCGTACGCCTCCCAAGGCAACGGTAAGTTTCTCCGGACTGGGCCGCACCGAAGCGAAGCTTACCCGCACTTTGACACTGACCGGCGCTCTCACCCCAACAGGGGATGCGATCGTCGCGATCAGTGTCGCTGTGCCGGTTGGCTATACATCGGCGGACGTTGACGCTCTGCTGAACGATACCGGCGCGCTCTTATCGGGCGCCGATTTCAAAACGCATGTCAAATCACAGAAGATCAGCTTCTAGAGCCTTTTGGCCCCGGAGGTTGAAGGACTGTGTTGACCTTGTTTTGCTCCTCTTAGTTCAGTTGGCTAGCTTAATGCCGGCCTTCATTACTATTTGGAGATCGTTCTAACACTTTTGGGAATGTCCCTCTAGTGTAAACTTTAGGAGTCGTGAGATGCCTAAAATGCAGAAGTCGGCAACCGCTTTCCGACAGAAGCTACGTTCAGAAGCTTTCGAATCATATTTGGAAGTTATGAACGTGTTGTTTCAGCACCACGAGAAGTATGACTTTGTCGTCTCTCTTAGAGGCTATTTTCGCTCTAGAAGATTCGATTTAGCCTTGCAACTCGCTGATTCTTTGTCTGAGCAAGTGCATTCAGACGCCACGACGCATTTTGTGGCGAATCAGTTTGCGCAGTTAATAAGGAAGTATCCTTGGGAACCTAGGGTCGTTGCTACTGACCCGGAACTCGCGGCTACTAGGAAGTTTCTTTCTGCTGAGCTTCGTTGTAAAAGGCTCAATAAAAAGTTCTTCCTTCTCGATAGAAAACACAACTATCGTCGTCCTTACGGCTCTGATCTTAACAGGATGCGGAGTTTCATCAAGTTTGTTCTTGGTGACTCTCCTGACCTTGATAAGATTTTCCGTAGCTGCTCATACGGTGCTGGTGCCTCTGTTGGTGTTCACGGCAATGCCACCAATCTCTTGCGGAAGATTGCGAGAGAAAAGTGGACCGTGTCGCCAGGTGCTTTTACGTACGGCTACTGGGCTGTTATGCGCGATCCGCACTTAAGGGATGTACTCCTTGAGAGTAGATCAAACATAGCATGCTTGGATTGGGATGCTTCTAAAAACGAGTATTCCAAGAAGGCCCTATACGTAAATTACAACAAAATCAGCTTCGTTCCGAAGACGGCGAAAACTCATAGAGCGATCGCTGTTGAACCGTTGCTTAATGGTTTCCTTCAGAAAGGTGTCGATGTTATCATGCGAAATCGCTTGAAACACATCGGTATCGATCTAAGGGACCAAAGCTTGAATCAAAGAATGGCCCGACAAGGGTCTATCGATGATTCGGAGGATTCGTACGTTACAATCGCTTTATCCTGTGCATCGGATAATATCTCAATTGGTCTCGTGCTAAGTCGCCTAACCCCCGAGTGGTTCGAGTTTCTGACCGCAAG